AAGGCAATGTCCTCTCTATCCCGTGCAGTGAATAGCAGCCCGGACACATTCTGGCCTTTTTCTTTTGCGGTTCCGGTTATTTCAGGGTGTGTGAACCAGCCGCATAGCATATACTTGTAGCACACCAAAGGGAGGTGTCATGGGGCGTTTCCGTCCAAACCGCGTGGAGTTACCACGCTACGAATCTGGAGTTGCGGGGCTTCCTGCTCGCGCGATGGCATTTACAAACAGCGAGGTGGGGACAACAGACTGCTCACTACGGTGGTGGTTCTCGTATGGCTGTCGTCTCGGCGGCGAAAAGAGCTCCGCGATGTACTTTGGCAGCTTGATGCACGAAGTGCTGGAGGACATCTTCTCCTTCTGGCGAGACAACCACGGAGAGGAGTACCTGCCGTCGTACCTGCTTGAGAGGCGAGACAAAAGTCGAGGCATCTTGCAGATGATCTACGAGAGGGAGCTGTTCGATACAGCAGACGCGGACGAGGACGCGGTCGAAACCCTTATCGAGCGTCTCAAAGACTGTGCGGAGGGGTATTTGCGCGTGTACGGCAAATGTATCGACATGCGGGTGCTCGCTGTCGAGACCTCTACAGCAATGCCTGTCGTCGACCCCACTACTGGCAAGGTCCTCAAATCTCAGGTGCCGATCGTTGAGGACGAGCGTGGCTGGAGGCTCGCTTTGCCGGGTGAGCCTCACAAGCTGGTGAGCCTTCCTTGGTACAAGGTCGGCAGACTGGACGCAGTTGTCATGGACGACAACGGAGACTTGTGGATTTGGGAGTTCAAAACAAGCAAGTCCGCAACGACCTACGGCAAGAACCTTGCGCTGGACACGCAGCTTCCCGGCTACGCGCTCTCCTTGGAGGCAAGGTACAAGCATGCGCAGGAGAGCGAAGGTGGGGGGATCTTTCCACCGGAGTGTACTGGAAAAGTGGCGGGGTACATCTGGGATGTCCTTGGCAGCAACGAGCACAAGCGGCCCAAAAGGCTCAAGAGTGGCTTGTTGTCCACAGCAGAGAACAGGGTGCCTTCCTGGATCTGGCTCGACACAATGCTCAAAGAGCAAGCAAATCGAGATCAGTACAAGGATGAGCACTGGGAAAAGCTGTGCGCCATGCAGGCGAACAACGCCATCAAAGTCGATACGATGCTGTACCACCGTTCGTGGGGCTCGTTCACGCAAGAGGACTTGCACCGCTACGCAATGGAGCTTCACGCAAAGGCTCGTATGATTGCCGCCATGAGGCGGGCTGTAGCAAGAGGCGGCCTTACTGCGCCAGAAGTGGCCGCAGACTTCCCAAGAACGCCAGTCTGCCGCTTGCCGGGGGGCTACTGCAACTTCACCTCAATCTGCATCAACGACTCACCAGAAGGCAGGCAGTCGTTCACGCAGAACATACCGACACACTGGCCGTCGGAAAGTGTGCCAGTACCAACCCATGACGAGGAAGACGAATGGGCAATCTGAGCTACAGGAGCGCGGCGGAACTCCCCTCGCAGCGCAAGATCCTGATCCACGGGGACAGCGGCGCAGGAAAGACGCGCATTGGTGCGCTTGCGCCTTCGCCAGTCATCATCCTCACAGAGCCAAACGGGCTGGCGACCATCCAGTCCGCAAACCCTGACGCAATCGTTGTCGAGGCGACAGACCTCAAAACGGTCACGCAGGTACTCAAAGATGCCTCCGACGGGCACTTGGCCAGCATGGGCAGAAAGACCCTTGTGCTGGACTCGCTCACGGAGTTGCAGCGCATGATCCGAGACGACATTCTCGCATCGAAGAGCGGGGGTACATTCAGCTTGCAGGATTGGGGGCTGCTTACAGACAGAACTCGCAAGCTGATTCGCCTGCTGAGAAATGTGCGGATGGACATTCTTGCCATCGCGCTCTCACAGCACGAGACAGAAGAGAGTACTGGCTTGCGCCATGTGACGCCGATGTTCGAGGGCCGCAAGATCCCAAACGAGATTGCGGGTTACTTCAGCGCAGTCGGCTATGCCTTCAAACAGTACGCGGAAGACCCCAGCAACCCGGAGCAAAAGGTCGTACAGCATCGAGTTCTGTTTGGTGGCCCACAGCACATCTTGTGCAAGACGCTCCCCGGCTTGCAGGCCATCGAGGAACCAGACCTCGGCTCTTGGCTGCAAAAAATCCAAGACTCAACCGGTGCAGAAGCACCACCACAGCAGGCAGTGGCGGAAGACCCGACCTTGACTGCAAAACCCACGCGACGCCGGCGCAGCCGCTCGGCATCGTAAACAGTAGCAGGAGGCTACAATGGCAGGATTTGTGATCGACCCCAACGAGGAAGAGGCCGAAGGCGGAGGGCAGGGCTACGCGGCCCGTCCCAAGATGTCCGCTGGAGATCGCATCCTTTGGGCTGCTTCCATGCAGTATGTGACTTCCAGCAGGGGAACCAAAGGCATCGAAGTGATGTATGTCTGCGTCGATGGTGAAGAGGCTCGGGCGTATGTCTGGGACACCTTCTGGCTCACCAGTGGAGCCGCCTTCCGGTTGCGCAACTACTCTCGAGCCGTTGGCAGGGGCACCCCTTGGCACCCCGAAGATGCAGAAGAGGCACAGGATGTCATTCTCCAGTGCCCGGTCAACGCAAAGATCGTGATGAAGCGCCGAGACAACGGCGACGAGCGTGCGGAGATCGCAGGCTGGGGCAAGTACGATGGAGAGGTGACAAAGGAGATGGAGGCAATCGTCACCGAGGCGGAAGAGCACGCTCAGGCAATGCAGGCCAAGAAGAGCGGTCGTGGTGGCGGTGGAGGCGGTGGAGGCTTCCCCGTCGACAACAGCGACATTCCCTTCTGATCCCAAAAGCGTTGTCTCCCCACACCACGGGGAGCACGCTCCCGTGCTGCCAGCCTTCTTTGCGGGAAGGCAGGGCAGCACGGTTTTTTTTCACCAATGTTCGGCGCACAGGAAAAACGGGGCCGTGTTACATTTGCTTGGGAGGTTACTATGGCAGATACAAAACTACGAAGCTGGTTATTGTTCCATTGCGGAAAGGAAAGCTGGCAGGTACAGGAGTACGACTCTCTCTTTGCCAACCGTCAGCCAGCCACTCGCTCCGCTGGGCTTGCAGAAGCAAGGCGTGTTTGGGAGGTTTGGAGAGATCTCCAAAAGCGACCACGGGCATGCCGCTTTGGACCGGGGGCGCAGAAGGCAATCAAGCGTGGTCTCAAGGAAGCTGATGCAGACTCTTTGATCCTGCTTGTCCAGTACGCATACAAGGGGGATGATGCTGCGCCAAGGTTCTGGCGTGGCGAGAACGCACAGAAGGCAACATTCCTTGGGCTGGACAACCTGTTCCGCAGCGAGAAGATTCCGGCCAGATTGCAGCTTGCTCTTGCGTGGCAGGAGCGTCAGAAGCAGCGTGAGCATGCAAGCGGTGACGGTACAGACCTTGGGCCGCTCGCCAGATACCGCAAGGGGCGCAACAAATGAAGTGGATTGAAGAGGCAAGGAGAAAGCCTGTATTTGAAGCAGCTTCCATGCTTGGAATGCGCAGGACCAGAGGCAATGGAGTCTCACCGTGCCCGTCGTGCAACGAGGAAAAGCGTAGCTCTTCAGACAGCCGTGGGCCGATCGGTGTGCGGCCAGACCAGCTTGGATGGAAGTGCTTTCGCTGTGACACCGCTGGAGATGTTGTCGATCTTTTCGCACTCCACTTGCACGGCAAGCTGTTGCGAGAATCCAGCAAGGATGAGATGGCGCAGGTAAGGGCTCACTTGGAATCGCAGTCTGTGATCGACAAGCATGGAAAGCTGCGCACTACAAGGCCCCCAAGCGTCCAGAGCGTTGGCAGCATGACTTCTGGCCGCACAAGAATCCCTAATCCTCAGCCCAGCGGGCCAACTCCGCTCGACTGGTATCCACAGCTTGTGGACGACTGTATTCGGGACTTGTGGTCCGAGGAAGGGTTGCCGTGTTTGACTTACCTGAAAAGCAGGGGCTTTGAGGAAGGGACAATCAGAGAGTGGAGGCTTGGCGCAAAGCTGGTTCGAGGTGGGGACGATGGCAAGATCGTAGAGCAGTACATCTGCATCCCTGTGCTTGATGAAGCAAATGTGCCGGTCAATGCTCGATTCCGCAGTGTCCCCGGCAAGTGCCTTCACTGTGATGGTGCTGGGTGCAGAAGGTGTGGTGGCGGCGGCAAGGTCAAGAAAGTCTACAAGCGATCTCCGGGGAGGCCAACGACGCTGTTTGGCGTGGCAACACTCACCAAGGACCCTTCGCAGGAAGTCATCATTTGCGAGGGTGAGCTTGATGTCATTGCTATGGCTCAGTACGGCTACAGTAAGAACATCGTCAGCGGGACTGGTGGAGCCGGCACATGGGCAGATGAATGGCTGGATGCGCTGGAGCCTTACAAGTCCTATGTGCTCGTCTACGATGCGGACGAGGCAGGGAACAAGGGGGCAAAGAATGTTGCGGACAAGCTGGGCAGAGATCGCTGTAGCCGCGCCACCCTTCCGCACAAAGACCCGTCGAAGTGCTTGGAGGAAGGGTGCCTTGCAGAGGATATGGCAAGTGCGCTCGAGAATGCACAGCCGTTGATGACGGCACGGATCGTCAAGGCAGACAACTACGCGGACAAAATCGAGGAGCTTGTAGCCAATCCCGGTGATCTCAAGGGCATCACTACAGGCAGCAAGAAGCTGGACCAAGCACTCGGTGGAATCAGGCCCGGACTATGGGTCGTCACGGGAGACACCGCTTCTGGCAAGACCACATTCACTACTTGGCTGGCGTACATGCAGGCTAAGGTTGATGTTCCAGTCCTGCTTACCTGCTTCGAGCAAAGGCCAATCGGCACCATCCAAAAGGCGCTCAGGGCCCACCTTGGCCAAGACTTCACCAATGTGGACGAAGGTGCACGCAGGAAGGCAATGGCAGAGCTTGGCCAGATGCCGATGTATAGCATCGACCACTATGGCCCTCTGGACACGGACGAGGTTTCAGACCTTGTCAGCTATGCGGCGAGAAGGCGCGATGTAAAGATCGCAGTCATCGACCACCTTGGCTTTCTTGTCCAAGGGGCGGCAGACGAGCGGCGTGGCATCGAGGATGCAATCCGAAAGTTCACTGTGCTCGCTGTTCAGAAAAACATCACGCTGGTTTTGATCTGCCACCCGTCCAGCCTGCACCATGTTCAGCAAAGGCGGGTGAAGCTCAAAGACACCAAGGGGGCCAGTGCTATCGAGCAGGATGCGCATGTCGGGCTTGTCGTTGAGAGGCTGGAGCCAGGAACGCAGGTCTCTCACCCGGCAGCGTATATCCATGTCGACAAATGCAGGTCTGAGTTCGGGTTGCAGGGCGCAAAAGTCACAATGTTCTACGATCCAGAAGCATGTGTGTTTGCAGACGCTTGGGAGCTTACTCCACAGGGTAGTGCAACACAATCGTCTGGTGGTGGCGCTTTCACCATTACTCCTTAGTGGTGGAATAACGGTAGCGCGTTATGCTTATTGTGCAAATGGGAGGTTTGCATGTGTAATGACAGGGATATTCGCTACATGGAACAGGGACCATGGGTTCTACCTGCTGTTCCGCTCAAACGCAGCAAGTGTGGGAAGACTCAGCTTGCTGTCGCGTTCAGGTGCTTCGATGATGACCAGTACCCGCTGAGGCTTGTGCTTTGCGATGGCGGGGAGACAATCTGGAGCTTCATCGAAGCCAACAGCGTGAGCCAGTATGGGAAAGATGTCGCTCTTGGCCGTGGGGAGCCCTACACCGCTGCTCAAATCGTAGAGAAAGGCTGGAGGGTCGACTGATGCGTAAACCAGATGCAACGGTCGTTGTACTTGAACAGCCACCTTGGACACCGTTCAAGTTCGCAAGCAAGTATTCTGGCGGGATGATGTTCTGCAATAGCCGCTACCAAGTGGCTCGGTACACGACAGAAGATCACGCTGCTGATGGGTGGCCCCGTGTTGTCCACCTTTCGTTCAAGCACCACACAAACATCGCGATCACAGACTTCCGAGATATGCAACTCATCAAAAATGAGCTTGTTGGCCCATCCTCGTTTGCTGTCCAGATCTTCCCGCAAGAGGAACACCTTGTGGACACCGCCAACCAGTACCACCTCTGGGCCTTGGTCCCAGATCAGTGGGAGGCTCTTGCTGGGGCAATGGGTGGCCCGCTCTGGACTGCGCCAGCAGATTGCATGTGGCCTGCGTTGCCCTTCGGTTTTCGAGAGGGGAGGGTGTTAGCTGGCAGTCACATCATGGAGGGAGGCAATCAGAGGGCGTTTGCAGAAGAGCACATGCCGGATGACCTTGCTTCTCAGGAGCAGCACTTGCACAGGATGGTTGAGAAGTACAATCAACTGATCAAGGGTGGTGCCTCAGAGCAAGAGGCAAAAGAGTATGTCACGGCTATGGCGCAAGCAGAGAGAGGGAGGGAAGGATGAGAGCACTCAGCAGGACAGAGCAAGAGATTGTTGACATGCTACGGGCTGCAAAGAAGTACCCACGCTTCGGGGAGGACAATGGCTTCATCTTGGAGTTGCTTGCCTCTTGGATCGAGGAGGGGTTGCACAAGAGGCTGTGTGGTGTTGAGGATACGATGGACAAGCTGGCTCACAAGCTACTTCTGCGGTGTGAGACTGTCCTTGAAGAGGTGCGCTCCAACTGCATCGAGAAGGGAGAGCTCATGCCATACGACTTGGATTTGCTCAGTGGTGCAGTGAAGGGCCACAACGCGGTCTACAGGCACTACCTGATAGACATTGCCGAGAAGAGCGGTGAGTAGCGATAGATACACTGATGCGGCCATCTGGTCGTGGTCGCAAAAGACCGGCGTGTTGTGCCACTGGCACACGCGCTGGAGCCGTTTTGAGGACTACCATGTCTACATTGTCGAGGGCCGGTGGGGCCTTCGCATGATCGCAATCGACAACGGCACAAGGTGGACCGCATACAGTATTCCGCCAGAAGAACTACCGGACCTAAAGGATAGCCTGGATAGACTTCACAAGTCCAAAAGCATTTTCAATGCTACAGCCTTGGTCTGCCAAGAGTGGATCATTGAACAGGAGAAACGATGAAGTTGGAAGAGTATCAGGAGCAGTCAGCGACCACCGCCTTGTATCCAGGGAAGGGAGAGCTGATTGGCCTTAGCTACGCCGTCCTTGGCCTTGTTGGTGAGGCTGGAGAGCTTGCCAACCAGTGCAAGAAAGTCATCAGGGATGACGGCTTGAAGCTGGATGTTGTTCGCCGAGCAAAGATGCGCTCCGAGCTTGGTGATGTTCTCTGGTATCTGGCCGCTGTTGCAAGAGAGCTCGACATCAGCCTGTCGGAGGTGGCAGAAGCAAATCTCAGCAAGCTGCGCAAGCGTGCCGAGCAGGGAACGATCAGGGGGGACGGAGAAGATCGCAGCCCCCCTTGCAGGCTTCATTAGCTTCATGCAAGTGAAGTAACCGGGAGCGGTTAGCGCGGGTTATGCTATGGGTGCCAAAAGGAGCACCGCATGGCAACCGTAGCAGTAGGATACATTCGCGCTTCCACAACAGACCAAACCCTCACGCCGGAGGCACAGCAGTCCCGCATCATCAACTGGTGTGCCTCCAACAGTTACTCCCTTGCGTGCATGGAGAGCGATCTTGGAGAGAGTGGTGCAAAGGAGTGGGCGGAGCGGCCCGCCCTCGCTTCTGCGATTGCGCACCTGCAAAGCATCAAGGATGCTGGCGATACACCTGTGCTCGTCGTAGCAAGCCGGTGCCGGTTGGCCAGAAGCACGATGGTTGCGGCTGGTATCTACATGCTGTGCGAAGAGATTGGTGCAAAGGTCGAGGCTGCGGACGGCATTGCCAACGGCAACTCTCCAGAGGACATCCTGTTTCGCACTATCCTCGATGCCTTCAACCAGTACGAGCGTGCCCGCATCGTTTTGCGGACCCGTGCAGGTAGAGAGGTGAAGCGGCGGCGCGGAGAGTACCTTGGCGGCGGCGTGCCTTACGGTCTCCGTATCGGGGAAGATGGCCGCACATTGGTCAAGGACGAGTCGGAGCAGCAGGCGATGCTGTACGCATCAGAGAAGCGTGCATTGGGCTGGTCCTACGCGGCTATTGGCGAGAACATGGAGGTCATTGGCCTCATGCCGCGCAAGGGTTCACGCTGGACGAGTCAGGCTGTAAGGCGGCTCGTCAGTCGTGCGGTCAAGTCAACAGAAACCAAGCAGGAGGTGTGAAGTGAGGGAGGTATTGCCAAGGCCAGCGTATGAGACATTCTTTGCCTCTGACTTGCCAGCTTTGAGAAACAGCAACGAGTACGACATTGTAGAGTTGAAGGCAGATGGCATCTGGGGTGAGCTTGTGCTGGAGGGGAACCAAGTAAAGGTTTGGTCCCGTACTGGCGTGTTGAAGGCCGTATGGGAGGTTCCAGAAAACAAGAACGGCGGCAAGAGGATTGTCCTGCATGGGGAGTACATGTTTGGCAGCCAGTTCTCGCGGAACCCCCTCCATAGCCTCCGCTTCTACGCCTTCGACTGCACCGAGATGCAAGGCGTTGACATCAGGGATGAGCCCTTCTCCTACCGTCGAGTTGCTCTCGAGACTGCGTGTGATGGGCTGCCATTACAGGACAGGATCGAGCCTGTGCAGCAGTGGCGTCTTGCACGGCACGACATTCAGGAGCTTTGGCAGCGGAAGGTTGTGCGTGCTGGCTGGGAGGGTTTGATTCTCAAGAGGCTCTCAGCGGCATACGGCCACGGCTTTGCAAGGATCAAGAAGGAGTACGAGGCAGACTATGTCTGCATGGGTTTCATGCAGAGCGATGCTGAGAAGTACAAGGGCCAGATGGTTCGCTCAATCGTCGGTGGCTTGTACTTTGATGGAAAGCTCAAGCAGGTCATCAG